AATGATGTAGAACACGAATTTCATCAAGTATTTCAATATTATGCAACAGAAGATTTTGTAAGCAATGGTAGTCAATGGAAGATTACTGCTACAGGAGGAGCTGCAAAAGCTTGGGACATAATATACTTTATACAAAAAACACAAAGTTATGCGTAATAAATATGAAGATACTACATATAATGTAAGTCCACAAGGAGGAAACAGAGCTTGTCTTTGTTGGGATAAAGAAACGTATAGTATTAAATGCTGTGATGGTTCATTACACGCACAAGGAATAGGAAGTATAAATAGAAATTCTTAAAAATGCAAAATAATTAACTAAATACGATATATTAATATGAAACCTATGGAAATGTTAAATCAAATCAAAAGCGTCTTGGGTGTAGAATTATCTACAGAAGAAAAGATAGAACTTGCTCAAGCTAAATTAGAAAATGGTACTGTTTTAGAAGCAGAATCATTCGAGTCAGGAAAAGAAGTATTTATCTTAACTGATGACGAGAAAGTAGCTTTACCTATTGGAGAGTACGAAATGGAAGATGGTAAAATCTTAGTAATAGCAGAAGATGGTATTATTTCAGAAATCAAAGAAGGTGGAGAAGAAGAAGTTGTGGAAGAAGAAGTAGAGGAAGTAGAACAAGTTGAAGAAGAATTAAAAGAAGAAGACAAATACGCAACTAAACAAGAACTTGCTGAAATCAAATCTATGGTAGAAGAAATCAAAGAATTGATGAAGGAAGGTAAAAAAGAGGAAATGCACAAGGAAGAAGAATTGATGTCACAGAAATTGACTGAACTTGCTTGTCAAGAAGATGAAGCTCTAAAAGAAGAATTATCTAAACCAGCTTCTGAACCAATTAAGCATTCTCCTGAAGCAAAGCAGGAATTAAATAAAGTTGTTTATTCTCAAAAGAGAAACCTAACAACTAAAGATATAGTATTCAATAAAATAGCAAATTTCAAATAAAAATTAAATAAAAATTAAATTATGGCAACTACAGTTTCAATTACAAGTACTTATGCAGGTGAGTTTTCAGGGAAGTATATTTCTGCTGCTCTTTTAAGTTCTCCTACATTAGAAAAAGGAAACATCGAAATTAAACCTAACGTTAAATTTAAAGATGTTATCAAAAAAGTAGCAACTGATGCTAACGTTATTAAAGACGCTTCTTGTGACTTTACTGACACAGCTACTGTTACTTTAACAGAAAGAATCTTACAACCAGAGCAATTCCAAGTAAACCTTGAGCTTTGTAAGCAAGACTTTATCTCAGATTGGGAAGCAATCTCTATGGGATACAGTTCTTTAAATGACCAATTACCTCCAAAGTTTTCTGATTTCTTAATCGGACACGTTGCAGGATTGGTAGCAGAAAAGAATGAGCAAAACATTTGGGGTGGTGTAAACGGAAACGCTGGTGAGTTTGATGGAATCACAGTATTAGCTGCTGCTGACGGAGACGTTAACGATGCTGCTAACGGTGGTGAAACTGCTTTCAGTTCAACTAACATTATTTCTTTATTAGAGAATGTTGTTGATGCTTTACCTTCTGCAGTTTACGGAAAAGAAGATTTAAAAATCTACGTTCCTACAATTGCTTGGCAATCATACATCAGACAATTAGGAGGATATGCTGCTAATGGTGTTGGTGGTTCAGGTGTTGATAACAGAGGTGGTTTATGGTACAATCAAGGTAATGCACTTTCTTTCGATGGAATCGAAGTTGTATTAGCTCCAGGTATGCCATCTGACCACATCGTTGCAGGACAAAAATCTAACATTTACTTTGGTACAGGTTTATTATCTGACCACAACGAAGTTAAATTATTAGATATGGCTGACCTTGATGGTTCTCAAAACGTAAGAGTAGTAATGAGATTCTCAGCAGGTGTACAATACGGTATTGGTTCTGACCTTGCTTTATTGACATTAGCTTAATAAATTGTTTAACATAGAAGGGTAGGTGGGGTATATACCTACTTACCCTTTCTTATAAAAAATATAATAATATGGCTTGTACATTAACAACAGGAAGAAACATACCTTGTAAATCTTCAGTAGGTGGACTTAAAACAGTTTACTTTTCTGATTATGGTCTTACTGTTACTGATAATGCCACAGATGCAGAAAAAGTTGATATAGGTGGAACTCCTGACTTTTTCCAATACGACCTTAAAGGTAGTTCATCTATGGAGACTGCAGTAAACAGCTCAAGAGAAAACGGTACTACTTTCTTTGAAACAACTTTAAATATTTCATTACAATTATTAGATAGTAAAACACAAGAAGAATTAAAAATTATAGCTTTAGGAAGACCACAAATCGTTGTAGAGGATTATAATGGAAACTTCTTCTTATTAGGTAGAGAACACGGATGTGAAGTATCTGGTGGTTCATTTACAACAGGTGCAGCTATGGGAGATGCAAGTTCATTCTCTTTAACGCTAACTGCTCAAGAAGTATCAGCTCCTGCATTCCTTGCAGATTCAACTGATGTGACTGATAATGTAAATGTAGCTAAGATTTCACCTGCTACTCCTAATAATGGATAATAAATCATTAAGTTAAAAAATTAAGGGGACTATATGTCCTCTTTTTTTTTGCATTTAACACAAAATATAGTTTTTTTTTCGATATATAAGTATGAAGATATTAACTACAAGTAGCTCTCAACAAACTATTGATATTATTCCAAGACAATTTTTATCAAGCTATAAATTGATAGTAAAAGATGAAGCTGCAAATGAAGAAGTTTTTAACGATGAAGTAACTGCAGCAAATTATGATGATTATAGACAGTTACAAGTAACATTTGACCCTGTTTTAAAAGAAGGTCGTTACTATACAATGGAAGTCAGAAATAGATTAGTAGAAACTATTATATATTATAAAGACAAAATATTTTGCACAGACCAAACCATAAGTCAAACAAATAATGACTATTATTCTATTAATAATAATGAGTATACTTTTGATGAAACTTCTGGTTCTCACGATAACGATTACATAATAATATGAACGATTTAAGAATAGTAAATTTAAGCACTTACACGAGTCCTAAAATAAAAGAGGTTAAAAACAGAGATTGGATTTCTTATGGAGAGGACAACAACTACTTTCAATATCTTATAGATAGATATAATGGAAGTCCAACTAACAACGCCATAATCAATGCTATATCTTCTATGATATATGGTAAAGGATTAGATGCTACTAATTCCAATAAAAAGCCAGACCAATATGCACAAATGATTTCATTATTTGATAATGATAGTGTAAGAAGATTAGCATACGACCTAAAACTTATGGGACAATGTGCAATACAGGTAATTTATTCTAAAGATAGAACTAAGATTGCTCAGATAGAGCATATGCCTGTAGAAACACTTAGAGCAGAGAAGTGTAATGAGAAAGGAGATATAGAAGCATATTACTATTGGAAAGACTGGGAAAAGATTAAACCATCTGACAAACCTTTAAGAATACCAGCTTTTGGTAAAAGCAAAGAATCTATAGAAATACTATATGTAAAACCATATCGTTCAGGATATTACTACTATAGTCCTGTAGATTATCAAGGAGGTTTGCAATATGCAGAGCTTGAAGAAGAAGTATCTAACTTTCACTTAAACAATATCTTAAATGGTATGAGTCCATCAATGTTAATTAACTTTAACAATGGTACTCCAAATGCAGAGGAAAGAAGACTTATAGAACAAAGAATATACAACAAATTTAGTGGGTCAAGTAATGCAGGTAAGTTCATATTAGCTTTTAATGACAATGCAGAAAGTGCTGCAAGTATAGAACCTGTACAATTAAGTGATGCACATAATCAGTATCAATTCTTGTCTGAAGAATCTACTAAAAAGATAATGGTAGCTCATAGGGTCGTTTCTCCAATGCTTTTAGGTATCAAAGACCAGTCAGGGTTAGGAAACAACGCAGACGAGCTTAAAACAGCTTCTACGCTTATGGATAATACTGTTATTAGACCTTTCCAACATCTTTTAATAGATGCTTTTAATCAAATCTTAGCTTATAATGGTATTTCACTCAAATTATACTTTAAGACTTTACAACCTTTAGAATTTACAGAATTAGATAATGTAGAAGA